AGAAGTACATGGGATAGGCTTTTGGACGCGGGTTCGACTCCCGCCAGGTCCATTTTATAGGGAATCGCGAGAAATCGTAGATTCCCTTTTTATTGGCTTTATCGGATATACTATTTTACAAAAAATATAATATTTTATAATTTGTGTTGCATTTTACACTGATATGCAACACGATATGCAACACGAAAATGATACAATATTCACGCCGGAAACTGCGGTCTACCGGCGCTCAAATACGCCGCCCGTAAAAAGGTGTGCATCATTTCGGTTGTCAGGATCATTCCTTCTGGCAACCGGAATTTAAAAGTATTTCCTGGTATCTCCAAAAACTCTTGGTAAAGCAAAAACGTATCGTAAGATTCGTATATTTGATATTCCATATCTATCCCCTCCATTTATTCCATTATATCATAAAAATATTTTAAAAACTTTTCATTTTCCTATTGACTTTACGCCTTATAAGACGTATAATAAGACCATAAGATAAAGCAAAGGAGATAACGAAAATGAAAAAATACAACTTATCCAAAATCATGAAAAGAGCATGGGAACTGGTAAAGAAAGCATCCTTCGGAATCTCCGAAGCTTTAAAGAAAGCATGGAAAGAAGCGAAAATGGGAGGAACAAAAATGACAGGAACAGAGAAACAGATCAACTTCGCAAACGATCTGATCAAAAAAATGAACGAGCAGTTTGATGTTCTGATCGCAGAGTGCAAGGCAAAATACCCGGAAAGCGTGAGCATGTGGGAATCTCGCAAGGAAGAATACAACAGAATCCTTTCCGAATCTGATGCCGGACTCGTAATTGATCTGCTGAAGTGGAACAATGAAACAGCTTACATGAAATACTACCAGAGACTTATGTTTGATCTTAAACACGAACGCAATACAATGTGCAGAAGAATTTTAAGTGAAGTTTACGGAAAATAATTACAAGAAAGACATTGTAGCAAGACGCAAGTGATGTATACGCTGACCTATCGGCTACGGGGAGAAATGGAGAAAATCATGGCAGAATTAAAAGAACTCAGAAAATTTATGAATATGACGCAAAAAGAATTGGCAGAAAAATCTGGAATCAACCTACGGCAGATACAAAAGTACGAGTATGGAGAGTACGATACAAGCAAAATGATGCTTAGAAATGCAATCGCACTGGCAGATGCACTGGAATGCGATGTTAGGGAATTGTCGGAGTTGGACTTGAATATTTTTACAAACGAAGCGAAGAAAGCCATAAAAGATGGAGAAATGGACTTGCATGATCTTTTAAGGATGGACAAATACCAGAAAATCAAAAAGCTAAGTAAGATCGGAGAATTTGAAAGTACTTTTTACGAAAGCTATAAATGGATTCCGGAAACACTGTTTGATAAATTAACACCAGATGAGCTTGCGAAGCTTGTAGATAGCTTTTATGACTGCTATAGCCTTGGAAAAAATGCAAGATAAAAGGATAAGCTTAATGCTTATCCCTATCTTTTGGCTTTAAATATACTGTTAATATTTCAATCCGCGTCCGCCGGAATTGCTGGCAGAACCGCACACCAAAGCATCCATTAGGTGCGACAACTTTAATATCTCGTATTAAAGTTACTACTAATATTTCAATCCGCGAAACTGTGATTTGCCCAGTTTCCGCAATACAGAGCATCATCTGTATTGGACATCTTTACAATACCACATTTTCCCGGATATGTAAATACAACCAGAAAATTTATCTAACAATTGTAAAGTTTCCCCTCAGAGAGCTGATCTCCGAGGGGGGTTTTTATTAGAACAACTGGAACCGATCGATTGCCTGTCCGAACGCTCCAGCATATCCGTCCTGTCCGTTTCCAGTCTCGTTATCATACTGCCATGACCAGTAAGCTCCATTTACAGGGCTGACACGGTACTGGGCTTTCTGGTAGCCGTATTTTGCGGCATAATCCGCTGGAGTATTGTAGTACACCTCGATTGCGTCAATCGGCTGTCCTGTACCTGCATAACCATTGTTGTGATCATTCCAGTTGCATCCGGTAACATAAGGCAGCCACCCTCTTCCGATCACATGAACTCTGTATTTTACGGATCCCTTGTCTACCTTAATAGCTACATCCGTGATGCGCTTACCCTGTATCCCGGCAAAGTCTGTGAGATTGCGGACAAATGGTAAGATTGTACCGTCTTCCAGTTTGACGGCGTAAGTAAATACAATCCCCGGCTGCTGTGGCGCCGACGCCTGTCCGGAACTCTGTCCACCGGATACATAAGTTGGTGGCGTGACATTGCCGGCCATATACTCCTTAATCCGCTTGATAAAGTAGGATTTCGTAGCTTCTCTGCCGCCGTGAATCTCTACAGATCTGTGAGGGCATGATGTGGCATACACTTCCTGATGGAGTCTGATTGTGCTTGTGCTTGGTGTGATTCCATACTGCTTACACTTCTGCGCCGCCAACTGTAACGCTTTTTCTTCGTTTGCTTTAAATACATCCAGATCGCCCATGCTCTGACACGTTTCGATGCCAAGATAATTTAAGTTCCCGTTTGCGTCTCCGCAGTGCCAAGCGCAATTCCAGTCATCCTCTGCCTGTAAGATGCCATCCTGTGCTACATAATAGTGCGCAAATCCATTTTCAAGCGGATGTGTCTGTAACCAATTTCTGTAAAATGCTGCATTGGCGTTCTTGCTTCCAGCGTCATTGTGAAAAAAGATACCTACCGGATTTCTCCCTCTGTTTCCTGCTACTCCACGACAAATACTCATATTTTCTCCTTTCCGTGCGATGTCGCACAATAAAAGAGGACGATTACTCGCCCTCCTGCTCCTGTGATTTATTTGTTAAAACATCCAGTGCTTTTTTTAACGCTTCCGGATATTTCACACCCATAATTCCAACATTTTCCAAAATCGAGATACCCTCATTTGCTATAAATGCCAATACTACCGCTGTACGGATATAGTCTACGCCGAGAGTAACATCCAATCGGTATGCGATAAGCACAATCAGGAGAGATACTCCTTTTCTGCATAAGCCTTTCCATGCCGAGTAGCTGCTCAGTGCCCCGTTTTCCGACTTGTTGCTCTTTTTCCAAAAGGCGGCAATTAAGAGTCCGAGAACGAAGTCTACTCCCATAAAAATAAGTAATGTAGTCAAATCCTCAGACCATCCTCCAATCAGATTTACAAATCCTCCAACAATAACTCCAAACACCATGCATAAAAACGCTTTTACATTTGCCAACTGTTCCATTTTCTTCATATCCTCACTTTCCTTTCTGGTTTTAAGTATAAAAATAAGACCATCACGGTCTTGCTCTAATCTCCATATTTACTCCTTAGTCGTCCGTAACCCAAGTGATCGACAAAATTCGCTCCGTCCAATTCGGATTCTCAACGAAAATTGTAATTCCCCCATCACTACCAATTATATACCGTCCAGCGCCAAACACTGACGATCCGGACACTTCGATATACGGCGCATAAACATCAAACACCGGGCGATACCCGTCTGGGATTCTCACTTCATCGAATGCCCCAAAACTTCCGCTGCTTGGAAACTGGGAAAGCATTGTGATTTTGCATGCAACCAGACATCCTCTTCTTTTTAATTCCACACGGATGTTATTTGCGGAGTTGGTGCTTGTATATGGGCCTTTCACCGTGCCAGAATCATAAGAGATAGATTTTGCAAGCTGCTTAATTGTCTTAATAAGCCATATGCTATCTCCATTTATGTTTGTCACCGAAAAGTCACGCATCTCCTCATCTCCGCGAATAGAGCATACTATAGATCCATTTGCGATATCATCTGCCATGCTACTGCCGCCGGAATAAAATTCCAATCCAGAGTAGTTTAATCGACTCCCCCAGTACCTGGACGCCGTAAACGCTCTTACCATGTCAATATTTTCTTTTTTTACAAAAACGGAAATTGTACCGTCACTGCTTTTGGACACGATCTCTCCGGTGTCTACATTTATGTAAAAGTGTCCACCCTCACTCTTAATAAGTCCGGCGGTTACAGTCCCAAGGTTGGCAACGATCGCACTGAGCGTCTCTACATTCAGATTTTCTACAGAAATGTAATAGATCACCCACTTACTGCCGTCCCATCTTTTAATCGGCTCTCCGCTTGCAGTCTGCCAGAGCTGTCCCGCTTTTGGATTTTCCGGAGCTGTTGGAGACACGATAATGCCGGAATCCCCGTCTGCCCCATTCTGCCCGTGTACTCCGATGATAATAGGGGTTGTCTTGGTCGAGGTTCCATTTGTGTAGGCATAAACTTCGTAGCTCCACAAATATTTTTTTACGTCCGTCATGTCCTGCTTCGTAGTGCTCCATCCAGAAGAGGATATTGTGATTCCGGTACTCTTTTCGGATGCGAGGTAGTACTTTGTAATAGATTCGATTCCAACACCGTCCTGACCATCATCCCCTTTATACTTCGACCACTGATAATCTGTGGGATTGCTACTTTCTGTCGGTACTTCCTTGTTATAGGCAAATCCGATGTAATATTTTCCGTTCGGGCTGTCAGACATCCCGTTTCCGCTGGCATCATCCGCATATCTCACCCACGTATAGTAAGTTTTTCCGTCATCTCCGGGCTTCCCTGGTACTCCCTCTCCGGTGATCCTTGCCCACTGGTAATCTTCCGGATTATTGGACATTACTGGAGTCACCTTATTGTAGGCAATTCCTAAGTATTCCTTTCCATCTGGACTGCTGGACATCCCGTTTCCATACTCGTCATCAGCAAATTTAAACCATGTGTAATAAGTTGTTCCGTCCTGACCATCCTCTCCGTCCATTACATCCGTAATCGTAACCTCGTAATATCCACGCTTTACTCCGCTTTCGAACGCCGTAAAAGAGTACACTGCTTTTACATCCACATCCTCTGCATTAACCGTAACACTCTTGCCAACGTAAAACTCTGTCCCATCTTTACTCCACCGGATTTCCAGATTGCCCGTGACGTCCACGCCGTTATCGTAAGCGTAGGCAGTCAGCGTGGTATTCCCGATGCCGTTTTTAAAGATAATTCCATTATTTGTGGCAATGGAGCAGGTGTAGACCTTATTTTTGTTAATTAAGTCCTGCATCCTATCCAACAGATCGCTCGATATTTCGGACATCAGCTCTTTGTAGTTTGTAAATACCGTCTTTGCTGTTTTTGGATTGGTAAGACTGCGCACCTGTTCGGACACTCTCGCCTGTAGATAAAGGACCGGTGTCCATTCTTGGTCTTGCATTCTAACGGTGTCCCCGATGTTGGTGTCAAAGTACCCGTCCACCTCGTAGGTCACTACCGGCTCGGATGCAACTTTTAGATCAGATAATGCCATACTATAGAGCTTATCCTTGCTGTCTGTATCGTACTCTTTTCGCATCAGGATATAAGCATCAGCCTTATTTACGATATTGGACGGAAACCGGTCTCTTGCCTGCGGTGCCCGGATGATTGCGCCGTCTGTAAAGTACTCGATATTGCCGTTCTCATCGTATTCCTTTTTATCCAGTCCGTTGATTGTAAGACCGTCTTTTCCTGTCGGCTGGATACAGGTGTATAACTTTTCTGCATCCGTGGTCTTCCGGATTCCGGTAATTCCTTTCCCGTAGCGTAGGACTACGTCACCACGATACTCTCCGATTCCGCTGTCCGTATCACTGTGTTCCCGGTATACATTCAGGACGATCTCTTTTAAGGAGTAATCGCTGTTAAGCACCGTCTCAAACTCGATCTCCGCAGAAAAGACATTTGCAAGAGAGAATAATCTCTTTAACACGGTTGTTGTACCAGTCCATTCGTTGGTAATCCGCTTATCAGACACCTCATTTAGCCCCAATTTAAGCGTTTTCTCCGCATCAAAAACAGCAAGGTACTCTTCAAAGCTCATTGCCTTTTCCGCCTTGTATTCGCCAGCATCCTCGTTAATAAGCTCGAACGACAGTGACCATGCTGTAGCAGTAATCGTCTTCTCCGTCTGATCGGTATTTACAATATTTAAGCAGTAAGATTTACCCTTGGAAGTAAATGCTACCTTGTTTCCAACTGTAACATGTTCTGCGTCTGGATGTTTGGCGTTTACTGTAAAAGTATAGGTATTCGCTGCTCCCTGTAAATACTCATGCAGCTCATCATCCCAGTAGTGCATGGACTTTTTGTGTGCATTATCCATAAACGCTACTGGCGTGTTATTTGCACTTAAAATCGCAATTCTAACGCTGTCCATTACAAGTATACCTCCCGTATTTTTGCTTTAATCTGTGGCGGCGGAGAGGAAAAGGAAGAGTAGCAGAACTGCACTTCCGTTGTTCCCGGCGGAACTTTTGGATAATTGGATCCATTAATCTCATCTCCTTTTGACGGCATCCCATTTACATAGACCTTTGTACTCTCTCCGTCTATAGATACCACATCTCCGGCGCGATACCGGTTTGGGACATCCTTATACTTATCGACATTGTCTTTCCGGAATCGGATGCTTTTTAAATAGTTATGCGTGACGTACTGGTTCGTGAGATTTCTGTCTCCCCACTGTCCAATCCAAACCTGGATTTTTTCGCATTCCATGTCCTTTATTTCCGGTATGTTTCTCTCAATATAGCTTCCATACCAGAAAATTCGCAGCTTCTCTCCCTCTTTTAAAAAGTCATTGTGGCATCCCATTTTTAGGTTAAACGGATTACCCTCGTATGCTGTCGGCTGAAACTCTTCCCGTCTGAGCAAGGTGTTTCCTGGGGCGAACCACTCGATACGTGCCGTATTTCCTGTAGCGTCACTTTTGTTAATAGACATGGCGCAGATCACCTTGTTATCTCCAGTCAGGAATGCAATGGTCTGCGCTCCTGTCTGCCCCATCAATCCAGTCTCGAACCAGTGCTGGGTGTAACAGTAAAAGTTCTTCGCTCCACGTCTGCCCTCGCTATCCACCGGGATAGTAATGGTTTTCATTCCGCCGTTCCAATATCCGGATGTTGCTTGTCCACCTTTTAATGCCATAACGTTATATCCAGCAACATTCTTGACTTCGAGCGTTCCCTGTGTGGTGTTTTCCGGATTCTGATAAGAGGTGCCGTGATCATCTTGAAATAAGCTGTAACCGTTAAACAGATCTTCAGATGCTTCGTAGTTCTCTCCGTCCGCTTCTTCCTGTTTACCGAGCTGGATGACTCCGTACTGGCTCACAAGTCCGATAAATCCGTTTTCATGATTGTGCGTGATCTCGTAGTCCACGTCTGTCCATTCGGTGCCGTTGTTTTGGATGGTAATGGTCTGGTATCCGCTCTGTTGGACGCCAGTGAATTGTTTTTCTGCGGTAGAGTATGCTACTCCGTCCGGGATTAGCCATGTGATTGTGCCTTTTCCAAACATTGCAACCTGTGTTATATCAAAATTGCCGTCAGGGACAGCATAAAAATAGCGATCCGGATAATTCCCAAACACAAGCCTTTTCGGCTCTGTGACGTTTAGGATTTTCTGAATCGCGTCATAGCTTGCTAAGATGTCTCCTTTAATTTCAAATGGCATTTCAAGCGTCTTTGATTTATATGTTATATATCCAAAATCCTCTCCTTTTGCACTTTCTGCCCCGTCGAGGAGTTCTGACTCTCTATTTACTCCGCTAAACGGAGAGAACCCGGACAATACACTTAAGTATCGCCCGAGTTCCTGATCGTCAAATTTTACTGATAGGCTCAATTTCTATCCCCTCCTAACATCTTCCGAAAACTTGAATTCTTTTCTATTTGTTTTTCCATTGGTGTTGCAAGTACTCTGGATGTCTCTACAGAGTCAATTTTATTAACAATCTCTAGTGGTCTGTTGGCAAGTCTGGATAGACGATCTACTGCGTAGAGTAGCTCGTTATTATCTGATGACCTCGTAGCTGACCTAGAAGCAACATATCCGCTTGCTGTTGGACTCGTTGACGCTGTCACGCCGATAGTTGCTCGCTGTATTCGCGACACCATCTTATTCGCCTGTTTTTCCATATCTTTATACGGAATATTGTCTTTAAATCCTACACCAATACCAAGAGCCATATTTTTTCCAACTTGATCCCTAAATACGCGAGATGGTGAGTGGATTCCCAGCTTATCTTTTACCCAGTTCAATGCGTTTTCTGCGGCATTGACAGCAGCATCCACCAATTCTCCGGCTGCATTTTTTACACCGGTCGCTATTCCTTTTATGATGTTTAGACCGATTTCTCCCCAGTCTTTATCCAGGAAAGCACTTCCTATATCAGCAATTATTCCAGGGATTGATGCGAGAAGTTTTGGAACTTCTTCTATGATTCCAGCAAGTAATTGTCCGATAATCTCTATGCCTTTCTGTAAGATATCTGGAAGCCTTTCGCCTATAGCTGACGCGAAATCAACAATCATTATTCCCGCCTGCGTTATAATCTGCGGAGCATTTTGAACTAATCCGTGAAGAAGGTTCAGTATCATATCCGCTCCGGATTGCAGCACTGATGGAAGTGACGACAAAACGCCGCTTACAAAATTTGTAATAACTTGTGATCCCTGCGATATAAGTTGCGGTAAATTCTGAATAATTCCCAATGCAAGCTGTGTTACTATCTCGAATCCTTTTGTAAGCAATTCTGGGATACTTGTTGCAATTCCAAGCAAAAATTGGTTCAACAACTCCATCCCTGTAGAGATAAGCAACGGAGCATTTTCCATCATTCCGGTAAATAGTCCATTCACGATATTTCCAGCTGCTTGAATCATACCGGCAACGCCGTTTTCTTCAAATCCTTGCGTCAACTGTTCAATAGCGCTAATTGCCGCAGGCAACAAAGACTCTGTCAATCCATCAGATATCGGTTTCACAACCTCGCCAAGAAGCTGCTGAGCATTATCCTTTAATGTGGAGATCAGACCACTAAACGTCTGGCTTTGCTTTTCCATACTCTGGAAGTACTTTCCACCCTCAGACGTTGCCCTCTGCATAGACGCTGTAATTTCATCGACAGAGATCGTTCCCTTGCTGATTCTGTCGTACAGTGACGCCATGGATTCCCCTGTGCTTTCAGAAATTTCTTGCAGTGGATTAAATCCAGCTTCAATCATCTGTTTGACATCTTCCAACGATACCTTTCCAGCAGAGGACATCTGACCGTAAGCAGTAGCAATTCTGGACATTTTTTCGGCAGAGCCTTGGGAAATATCACCGAGCATCATCATTTTGTCCATAGCTTCATCTGCGCTAAATCCATAGTTCATTAAGAGCTGCGTAGTATCTGCCAAGTCTGGAAGTTCAAACGGTGTTTCCGCTCCAACTTTCTTTAATTTGTCGATTACTTCCGCTGCTTTTTCCGCCGATCCAGTCATAACCTCGAATGATGTCTGGTAAGACTCTATGGATGCGTTGTATTTCACACCGGCAACAACGCCAGCTCCAAGTGCTGCAGTCACTGCGCCGACAGCGGCAACTGCGACTCCGGAACCTTTCTTGGCTATTCCTCCAATCTTTGAAACTCCGTCGTTAAATCCAGATTCGTCAATTTCCGTATCATATTTTAATGAGCCGTCATAACCCATACTATCCCTCCTATTCTCGGATAGCACAGGCTCATAGGCTCATTTAAGTGCTTTATTTTTTTATTTCTATTTCTTTTCTGCAAGTCCGGCATTTGACGTAGATGCCGTGGCTTCTGGCTGTATTGTCTGCAATAGCAAGTTTGCAGCCGCACACAGGGCATCTAATCCATTCCCGGACCAATATCGGTTCTTTTTTCATGATTACACCTACATAAAAGCGTTTCCAATATCAAAATCGGTCAATTCTTCCTGCTTTAATTCGATTACTTTTTGTATTTTTTTGATTCGTTTTCGCTCTTCTGCATCCTTTATTTCGTTTAAATTTATACCCCTGTACATAATTCTTTTCTTGATTTCGTTGTCATCTGACAGCCCATCAAAAAGCATCCGAAATTTCCACCAATGGAGATATTTGATGTCGATTAAATCGATCCCATAATCACGCAGAAATGCTGATAATATATAGGGGTAATCAGCAGAAAACGAAAAAAGGTTCTTCGGATTTTCTGTTCCAGATTGGCTGATTTCCACATCCGAAAAGTCTGCACTAACAAAGTCGCATAATGCGTCAATTGCGGACTGTGATATTTCGATATCATCAAGAAAATACTCACTTAAAATCAACAGCTTATCCACTGATTTAACATCTTTATCTTTTAGCATATCCAGAAGAGAGATATAGTCCCTAAAATCTGTTCTGATTCTTACAATCCTTCCGTTTACCATTACCGATGTTGGCAGATCTTCGTAGAATAGGTTCATCGATTCTTCTTATCCCCTCTCCTAGCTTTCCTGTTTGGTGAATATTTGTTTATCATGCTGTTATATCTGTACTGCTCGCTGTTCCGTAAATCAAACAAGGAATTTGCGGATTTAACTCTCATGTCCATGCTACTTTTGCCGAGAAACATTGCCTTACTTGCCCCGTCACCGAATAATCGGTCATAAAAATCGTCAAAAACTTTGCATTGCGCCCTTGTAATTTCCGATATTTTTCCAACTTTAGGTACTTTCTCGGATTCCTTAACCATTTTTTCGTAGCAATCCTCAAATTTTTCCATAAAATCTGCATCCGTAAAATCAATGTCTGTTTCAAAATCATTAAATTTCCACTGGCTCATTGGCTCACTCTCCTTTTCTTTCATTCAGCTGCTGCGTAATCACCTTTTGTGTAAGTAACCGTCTTGCTTGTAAAATCAGTTTCTGTAACGTATCCTTCCTCAACATCGGATACAGCTTTCAGCGATCCACTGTAAACCAATGCGTCTGTTCCATCTCCGTCCGAATCCGGGATAACTGCGTAAGTTCTCTTTGTTGCGTAACACTTGTCACCTTTCGTGTTCTTTTTGTAAAAATCCACCGTGACCACTTCCACATGTGCATCATCCGCAACTTTCTCACCGTCATGGATTTTTGCAATTCGCTCATGTACAGGATTCCCTGCATACATATCAAAAGAGTACTCTGTAGCCGGAGCATATCCAACTACATCTGATCTCTCGGTGCTTTCATCCACGTACTGTCTGGAATACTCTTTCGGGTTTTTCCCGTTTGTCATTGCGGTAAAATTTGTCATTCTTTCGTATTTCGGCGAACTACCCGTTGCATCCGTGTTCATGAATGCCACACGCAAATGTCTGCCGACTAATTTTGGTGCTGTTCCTGCCATACTTATACCTCCTGCGTATAAATTAAGCGGCACTCAATACGATACTTTGCGTTTTCACCGTTCATATCGTACAAGTAACCGCTGTTTAAAGTTTCGATTGATATTGGGTTCTTCTTTTCTCCGAGTTCCGGAAGATTGTCATTAAAACTCTGCTGTTCCAACCACTCTTCGAAGCTCTGGAAAAATCCACTGTTTTCAATGTTAATTCGCGCGTCTTGGTCATATTCTTCTTGGCTTGTAAATGCGAATTGGAACTGCTTCTTTGCCCCACCATCCATGTATCTCTGCATGATCGGGTCGCAGGGGAGAGGGTCAACAGAGTATCCCATATCCGTTCCAATGTAGTCCACATTTACACGTCCATCACTTAAAAACGGACATGTGAGAATATATGATCTGACGCTGTCAATGAGATTTGACATACTTCGCCGCTCCTTTCAGGATAGAGTCTTTGTGACGATTTTTCATTCGCTCAAACCATCGTGATTTTTCCTTATGCTCATAATATTGTCTACGTGCATAAGGTGCAATCTGGTTGATCTCACCACTTCCAATTACGGTGCCGAGGGTTGCTGACTTAACAAGCACACCTGTCCGTCTTGGAGTCTCCGGGTTCATACGCCGGATGCATTCAGAATCAACAAACTCCTGTGCGCTTGCGAACCCAGATTCCATATTCGGTTTAAAGTTCGGATTCCAGTCGAGTCTCGCTATTGTCCTTCCTTTCAAATCTCCCTTGGAAATCGTGTAAGTTGATATCTTACCTCTCGGTGTCTCGATCTTAAATTTCTTCTTTCCTTTTGCCATTACACTCCCACCACCTTAATATGCGGATTGCCGCCAAAGGTATTATAATTTACAGATGTAATTCTAGTCTTGTCCAGTCCGTCCAAGTCCTTAATCGTCTGCATGTCAACCTTGCAATCGCCTTTTACAAGGTAATCGTCTTTCTTGATTTCTATGTTCGTATCCGGGATTCTGACCGTGTAGGTGTCTGCTTGCTTTAATCCATCTGTCGTGATCTGCGACTTTTCATTTTTGTACCACCATACCTCCGGGATGTAAGTTCGCTCCCACTCATCCAGTCTTGTTTCCGAGTTGTATTCCCGGCTGTACAGTGTTGCATCTGTGTTGGTTATCATGATTCTACCCCCATGTACAAAAGTCCGGTCGGCTCAAGATAAAGCAACAATGTGTCAAATATATTCCTTTTAAGTAGATCGTCTGTTGTCTCTCCGTTTCCCCCACTTTCGTAGCTGACAGAGTATCCATCTGTGTTTTCGGATGTAACCACGCGCCCAGAATGCTTGCCTCTGATCTTTTCGTCATTTGCAATCAAATCGCAGACAGCGCAGGCGGCAAGCTTTACTTCTTCCATTTCCATATTGTCATCAGCAAGCCCGAAGGTAATCCTCCGGACATAGGCTGATGCTTTTGTGATGGACTTCTCAAACTCTTCTTTTGGCAGATTCCCTTTGTATGTAGTGGTATAGAACTCATAATCTGCATACATATTCATTCAATCACTCCTTACACTATTGTGTGTACATAGATACCATCTTTCTTGTTATCGTAGCATTCTGCGATACCAACAGTGCGGTATCCGAATTTCCAAGCGTCTGCATCCTGGTTCTGGTCTGGCGTAATAATCTTGGATACAGTGTGTTTCTGGTACTGGATAGCCGCCTGCTTGTCCACGATCATAAAGTTAATTGCTTTACCGCCAGAATTCTTGGAAAATCCGCCCTCGCCATTTGCTGCCAAATCAATTTTGGAATAGAATCTTCCTTCCGGTACTTTTACAATTCCTGCAAATCCTTCGATTGCTCTCCTAGATGCCGTAGTATCCAAATCTTCAATCATTCCGTATAAAGCCGGATTGATGAACAGATAGCAAGTCGCAAGGTTCGCTTCTGCGTTCTCAATCTTGCTTCTGGCCGTTCTGAGTGCTGCAAGAGCCGCTTTACCATCGTTTAAGGCCGCTGCTACAGTTGTGACACCTGAAACAGACGCATAACCTGCCAGGCGGTACGCATCAAGCTCCGGTACCACTTTGGTACGCAGAAATTCTCCGGACAATCTGCCGAATGCCACACCTGCAGATTCAATATTATCCATGGCATCAATTGTAAACATTCGTCCACGGTCATAGCCACATTTCTTTGTTTCGTATTCCAGTGTTACATCACCTGCAACATAGCCAGTCTGCTTGTTGTAGTTCGCAAGTCCCTGCATTGACATTTTTGGAATCAGAATCTCATTCGCATTCGCTCCCTCTCTCACAAGCTCATTCGGACCATCCAGAACCGCTGTCAAGGATGCCAGCTTGTAAACTTCGTCCAACATCGTAGAGTATGCTTTTCTTAATGCAATTGTGTTCGCCATATCTTATTACCTCGTTCTTTCTAATTATTTTTCCACAGGAAGTCCCATAGCCGCTCTGATTGCGGAGAAGTTATCTCCACCTGCACCAGAACCTCCTGTTGCTCCTACTGCGTTGTTAAAAGGCTCATCAGAGCCAAATAAATAAGCATCAGATTCCTTTACGGCTTCCAATGCTTTCTTGATGTCCCCAGACTGGTTTTTCGATTCTTTTAAAGCGTTCATATCAAGCATAGCCATGACTGCTTTTTCATTGCGTCCCCCGGCTGTCTTGATAGCTTCTTTGATTGTGTCGGAAAAGATGCGATCTACTTCTTTAGCGGCGTACTCAGCGTCTTTGTCTTTCAACTGCTGATTCAGCTTGTCAATCTCTCCCTGCATAGCTGTTGGGTCAACATCCTTAAACTTTTCCAGAGATTCCGTTGCAGTCTCAAGCTGACTCTTGTAATTGTCTCGCTCTCCCTCTACTTTGGTAGTCTTTGCCTTTTCAGCGGCAATGTCTTTCCCGTTCTCTGCCATGATCTTATCAATCGCGTCCTGTTCCAATCCAAGTCCTTTTAAAAATTCTGTTTTCATGTTTCTGATCTCCTTTCGCATTAGGTAGTTTTAGGCGTGTTACCAACCGCCACGAATTGACTGTTTAAGGTCTCATCTGCTGACCAAAAAGGCATAAAAATAACACATATCTCTATGTGCTAATGTCCTACTTATTCAATTTTTACTCCTAAAGTAACGCCTGTACCTGCTCTTTCAAGCTCTCCGGTACATCATCAATTGTCAAGTGTCCACCTTTGATTCTGTTTGCCAAAAACTGTGCCATAATTTACACCCCCATTTTCATCGTTGCGAGAATCAGTTCTTGCACTGCCTGATCTGTGACTTCCTGTGCCGCCTGTGTTGCTTTCAGGTCGTTCTGGAGCTTTCCGTAGGCGCTCATTCCGTCATCGACTGCTTCGTATTCTTTGATTACATTTTCTTCTGTTTCTGTGTAGCCAACAAAGACAAGGTTGCTAAATCCCTCTGGTTTCTCTTCCTTGAGTGGCTTGTAGCCATCTTTTTTGATGGAGCTGATTCTTACAGTTCCGTTTTCCATGATTTTTGCGTAGTTCATGTTTAAATCTCCTTTCGATAGGTTACTTTAATATCTGGGTCAACTTCTCCACCATCCGCCGTGATGACTGTGGTAGGGTAGTAGGTTTTTAAGGCTCGGATAGCGTTTTGTTCGGATTGTGGAAGTGGGATGAATTCTGTATCTTTCGTCTGGAATATTACTATATACGGGTTTCCATTTTCATATTCTTTCATAAGATATGTTTTAAACGCCGCTACTTTTTCTTCTTTTGTAGCATTATCTGATACATTTAATAGCGAGTTGTAAATTCTTATATGGATCTGATTTGAGCCATTAGTGGTAAAACCAATATTATTTATATTTGAACTGTCCCAAATACCGTCTATCCTTTGCAACCTATTACAATATTCTCCGCCTTTTATGAAAAGACCGAAATCTACTGTGTACATGTTAGTGCTAGTTCCCGAATAATAAGATTCTGATGGCGCACTGTAATGTTCTTTTCCGGTTATAGTTGCCGTTTTACTCTTATACAACCATCCAATCTCTCCACCCTGTTCTACCAGTCTGTCCCACTTTGTAATAGGTCGGTCGGATGTGAGGGTGAGGACTTGCTCTTTGCTCCAATTCTGCTCGGCGTTGGTAATTTTCACATCCACTTTATACTTCTGCGTTCCCTCATTCCACTTCCCAGAGTTTTTAATTTCCTGCGGATATTCTGGGCTTGGAGATGGCTTTCCACCGGTGTAGGGTTCAAACGAAGTGGCAACTGTTCCTTTCTCAAACTGAATATTGCTAACAACGTATGAATTGTTTAAAACGGAAGCGAATTTTAAAATAACCCATTCTGCATTTGCTTCGCTATGGAATGTATGTTTTTTATTTCTCATAGAGGTTTCTTTTAGTTTATTACATCCAGAATCCATTTGTATAAAATAAACTAAGACTTCAGAAATACTAGATGTGTAACTTAATGTATAGTCTGTGTCAGGTTTTATTTTAACTGGCAACTCAAGACCATTTCCGTTTGTAGAGCTCGCACCTGTATTATGAGATAGCTTAAAAGAGTTATTTCCCATAAACTCCACAGTTGATTTTTGATAATTATTATATACAGAATATGCTTGTTCACTGATTTTTGTAAGCCATTTCTTTCCGCCTAATTCTGTATCACCAACGTCGGTTCTATTAGCAAGTGTGATTAACTGCGCTCCCGTAGTCTGCACCTGCTCCGTCTTCCCACCAAGCTCCAACCTCTCAAGCGGCGCATCCAAGCTGTTTGGCAGTACCAACATCCCTGTGCCCTCTAGCTCTACTTTATCGTAGTTCGGTGGCTGTGGAGTGGAGACTCCAAGAGGGCAGATCATATCCACTCCTATGATTCCAGTTCCGTCTACCATTTTAAGCATTGCACTTCCACTCCTTTTTCACTGGTTGCTGTGGGGATGATTTGGACGAGGTTGCTCTTTCCACCGCCGTAAGAACCGTACTGCAATCGCTGTGCAGTCTGCGCCGGAATCAGTACACTTTGTTCTTTTGTCGCGTCCCTTTCCAGAGATGCGTAGATATCGCCGTCCGTGAAATTCTTGACCAGAAATTCTGATGACGCTGTCTCAAATTCAAAAATCAATGTTGCTTCCGCTGTTGGCTGTCTGATTACTTTTACTTTACTCATTTTCTACCTCCTAAATCGTTTTGGTACAGGTGCCACTCTGCCGCGCATATCGTAATAGATGCGCTCACGCTCTTGATGCAGCCCCATTTTCTTACAAAATCTGGTGTATTCTCCGAGTTGTCCTTGATACTTTGCTTTTGCAAGCATCACATCATCTGGGTCAGCACCACCCTGTTTTAATAGCACAGCTTTTTCCCTCTGTGCCCTCATTGCTGTTTCCATTTTACGCTGTTGCTGTCTGGCTTCGTATAAGGTGTATTCCTTGCCGTCAAATGTCTTAGGTATACTTTCCTTGCGGTTTTGCTCTGCAAGCCAAGAATCAGACCAATTCCGCTCTGACACGCCCTTTACAAAAGGATAATACTCATGGTAACAGTTTGCTCCAAGCAATCCAGTGACCGTTCCAAGACCGCATACCGTAACAAGTTCTTTCTTACTCCACACCTTACCTTGCCAGACGGCGTGTGATGGTCTCGCTCCGGCGTGCCACGCAATCTCGAAATGTTCTGTTCCTAACTTCTCGGCGTTCATCTCTGTGATTTTCCCGGTAAGCTGTGATATTCCTGTCATGACCGCTCTTCTGGCAGCCACATCAACTCTGTTGTGCCACCCGGAAGCGTAATCAATGCTCCTGAGTCCGCTGTTTGTGAGCTGTGTAACTACCTTGCGAATCATGGTATTGTAATCAAATGCTCCGTAAACAACGCCTGTGATAGCCTTATCAAGATATCCTTGGTAGATGTCGGATAATGGAGTTATAACAAGCCTGCCGCCGTAATCCACATAAAATCCCATGGACTTTGTGACGTTCCGCAGATCATCATTGCTCTGCTGGATAAAGCCGTCTGTAAGCTGTTGCAACTCCTTATTATCCTCGTAGGGGATATATTCCGCATTGACCTGTTCGTATATGTCTTTGTTGCGGACATATTCCCAATCGATAACCTTGTCATACAGTTCAAACACTTCCGGATATGACAGGTTCAGCGTGGTTTTTACCAACTTTTCGATGTCCTCAGAAGAGTACCCGATGATCTGCAACCGGTTAATCTGCCAGTCTGCCGCGCTTGTAATTTTCCCGGCTTTTTTGATTCTGCGAACAATGTCCTCAAGAATCATATGTTCCAGATCCAAAAAATGCTTTTCAATCTGCCCGGATAGTTGTTTCTTATAGTCCTCTCTCAATTAGATCACCTATTCCATAATCTGATTCTGTTCCGGCAACATCTTTTTCGCTGTGGCTTCATCCTCGTTGTACCATTTCATTCGGTATTCCAGATGTGACATAACCCCCATGCTCACGTCCTGTCTATCCTGCTGACGCTCTGTTTCCTCATCGGTCAGAATGGAATCGTTGAATTTGCAAGAGAACTCATATCCCGAATTAAGCATGCTGTTGTAGAATGCAAGCCCTGCGGCGAAGTCTTCCAAGCAATCATATAAATTGTTCTGGATTGCCGTTACTCGGTTGTACTTCCGGTTCTTTGATGCTTTAATTTCCGTGGCTGTTTTCGCTACTTCCTGCGCATCTGACAGGTCTCCATAAGCAAGACCTACGGAAAATTCAATCTCACGCTTGTATTCCTCCAACCCACGCTTAAAGGCTTCGTCCCTCATTTCTGGGGAGTATTCTTTCAAGAGTTCCTGATCCTTTCCAGCATCCAGATTCATCCCCCGATACAATTTGTTTTTGAGTTTTGGCAGTCCAAGTTTTCCGGTTGCCTTGTCTTGCTTAAGTGCTCTATTATCCACATGGATAGCACGCTCGCCAGATTCGTATTCCCAGTCAAGCCTTGCGCCCTGCGTATCCGCTTTTCGAATCAACTCAGAAGCAGATTCATATACCGATACACCACAGGAAGAACCATCCACCTTGTTTTTAATCGGATTCCGATAATATCCAAAGTCCATTCGGTTCATTCCCGGGTAAGTAATCGGTCCTGTTAGGATATTCTCCCACTCTTCCACTGCTTCTAAGCTGCACGGAAGACCGATATCATTCGCTGTCTGGGAGTGAAAACACTTGTTTTCTATGGTCAGATTCCCATCCACAAAATAGTGTCGTTCAAGCCTTGTGAAATAATCAGCATCACCAACCTTTTTTACGGTCAAAAATGCAATATCATTCGGCTTTCCATCATCCCCAAAGCTGATCGGGATAATCTTGTCAGCGGAAACGAATTCAGCAGCCGATTCTCCCAGTGGTTTCAAAACAAATGATCCGAGTGCAAGACCTTCCTGCAGGTTTTCATTCAGACTTGCGATATTCTTTTGATAGATCTTGTCCAGACGCTCATTTGTCACACTGGTTTCCATTTCAACCAGCGCGCAGTCTGCAAACTCTCGGCAGATTCCATCTTCAATCCCAAGAGAAACGATGCTATCTGAAATCCATTCTGCATCACCATTTAACATCTGTCTCCATCTGTTGATTGCATATATCATGTCGTTGGATAGTGCGATATCCTTGCCGATGATCTGTTTTAATGTCGTATATCCAAACATCCTCATGATTCCTTTCCATAATCTCTTAATTCCATCAAACATCTTCCACCTCTTCGATTAGGTATTTCATGTCGCGTTCGATCGTGTACTCAAACGCATCCAAGCTGTCAATGTCAGTGCTGCCGTCATCCAGACGCTCATCTTTCCCAACAGCTTCTTTGTCCCAAACTGCATCCGAAAAAGCAGTTTCCAGAGATTCGCAGTCTTTTGTAATAAAAAACCGCCCAGCCCCCATGAGCTTGACGGTGCATCTGATCCTGTCGTTGATTGGTCTTTTCTTTGCTGGTTTGACAGCGATCCACGGAAACTCCTTTTCCACAGCGTTACGGATAGAATTACCAAGCACTGTCTCTGCATTATCCCAGAATACGGACTCTACGTTACAATACTGCACGTAATCACCTCTTTTCACGCATACCGAATATTGTTCTATTACTTCTCTGATAAATTCGCAAAACAACTCATTCAACCTATTGCTGTCGATGTCTTCTTTTTCATCTTTCGCCGTGATTCTACGGGATTTTAGTGCAATTACATCTCTGTAATTATCCGTATACCCTCTGGCAACGAACGAGTGACCAGATTGATTGCCACCAAAGTCCAATCCAATCTCGATTGATGTGATATCCTCTTTTCGGAATTGCTTATACTCTGAGTCTGGAGAGAATTCATCCACAATCTCGCATCTAAATGATTCCGGATTATCAGCAAACCGCTTATAAATTGCCCCATCTGCTCGTTTCCATAAGCCAAGGATGAGGCGGTCATAATAGATTGTACCCTCATATTCCTTGCAGAGTTGCTTAACAAATTCTGGATCCAGAAATGGATTATCGAATATGGTGTACTTTTGGAGATAGATGTCCAACTCTACATTGTCAATGAACTCTTTGAGCCAATGCGTTGGATGCTCTGGGTTGCAAGCTCCATCAAAGCAGGAGTATGTCTTATCGAGACGGGATTTAAGCATCTGGAACACTTCTTTGTTCCATTTTGCAATCTCATCACCGTAACAATACTTGATGGACGCTCCCTGTATCTTTGCAACTTGACTGACCTTTTCCGCACCGAGACAATAGACATCCTCGCCGCATACTCTGGCAACATTCCGATTGTTAATGTTCCCGATCAGATCACTGGTATAGATTTCTCTCATCGGTTGCAGGACATTTCGTTCTATAGACTCTTTAGAAACTCCCATAATGACATTCAAGCCGGGCTTTCCCGCTCTTTCTCTGATTCTTTTAGGCACGATATAAGCAGTATCAACATAAGACTTTCCAGAACGTACCGCACCGGATTTAATATTCCATCTGTGCGTAGCGTTAATTATGTACTCATTCTGCTTTTTGCTTAGCTGCATTGTCATGCAATCCTTTCAAGATTTCATCCAGCTTCTCAATCGCTGTCCTATCTTCATATTCCTGCTTATCTCTCCACTTGTCCGGTTTCCGGTTCTTTAACCAGAAGATCTGGGCTGTAGTGTCCGGTGCTACTTGCTTTGTGACCTTTTTCGTAGTTTTCATTTCATCGAGTTCCGGTATATATTCTCTGGTCGTTTCCGTGTACTCATATCCAAGCGCACGTTTTAGCAAAGCATTCTCGACTTGACGATCAACGACCTCTTTTCCTCTTTTTAGGGTGTCCGAAATGTCCGAATACTTGTCTTTCCAGCTATTTAATGTGCTTCTGGAAATCCCGATATTATCTGCAATCTGCTCATCCGTCAGACCATCTCTCGCCCATCCCTCTATCTTTAGCAAGCCTTCCGGCTCTAGCCACTCTTGATATTTACCTTTTGCCATCAGATTCACCACCTTTTAAGCATAATAAAAGCACCCATCTCTGGATGCCAAGAATGTAGGACTACTGCTGAAAGAATTAATAACGCCAACAAAAACCAAAATAACCAAATACACAATCAAAATCTATAAGAAAAGAGGAACTTGCAGTAGTCCACAACGGGTATAGCAGGAT